CAAAGTTAAACCCTTGCGCCGCCCAAGGTCGCCTCTACGGCGTCCTCTAAAGTGCTTCGCAAGTCCTTTTTGCCGCTGCTGGTCATTGCGCCGGTCGGTGTAGCCGAGCGGGGGGAGACTGCATTGGCTCGCGCTGTGTTGACCTTCGCCGCTGCTTGGTCCCGGCGCTGCTTTTCAGCAGCCTCAGAGGCGCGAAGTTGTTCACGCTCAAAGAGTTCCGGGTCCATGCGCACGGCTTTGTCGTAGGCGCTTTTAAGGTCTTGGGCTAACCCTGTGCCAAGTAGTTGGCTCATCGTTTCCTTGACCGCTTCAAAATGTTCATGCAAGGGATCGGCGGCAAATCTTTCGATTTCGGTCGTCGCCTGCACTTGCATGAACTTCTCTTCCACCAACCGGCCTACGTCCTGTGGGGGCGGGGCTGGCTGGCTTGTTAAAAACTGCTGCCTGACGTTGGGGTCAAGCAATGCGTCCACGGGGACGCGGTAATCCTGGGCAAGCTTGTGGAAAGCCTGCAATTTCTGCTCTGGCGTGCCTTTGACAAGCATCTGATGTGCTGAACCCAGCTGACGCAGCCATTGGGTAGGCTGCACGCCGTGCTGCTGTAGATCGGCTTGGAACGGCGCGATGGCATCAAAGAGCTCTTTCGCCCGTTCGGCTTCCTGCTTGTAGGTGCTGACACCTGTTGCAAACTGCTCCTCGCGCTGGACGATGTAATCAGCAAGCTTTGGGTCCAGCGCCTGGTAAGCCTCCCAATAGTCCTTTTTCCAGCTCGATGGCGGCTTGCGCGGCTCGATGGCTGGTGCTGCGGCCACTGGGGCAGCTGCGGGGGTCTTAACCACCGGAGCGCCGTCTTCCTTTGCTTTGAACCTGCCCGCCTCGTCGCGCTCACGTTGGGCGCGTTGCTCGGTTGTCTCGCCAACTGGGGCGGTAACTTCCGGCGTTTCTGCTACGGGTGGTGTCACCACTTCTGCAGATTCATGTGCCTCAAGGGCTGTAGTCAGGGCTTCGCGAAGGTCTGCCATGTCGCTCTTTCCGTGGAGTAGTCCACAAATGAAAAAAGCCACCGCGAAGGGTGGCTTGTGCTGGGAGGCTGCTCTTTACAGCCGGGAATTTGCTATTTCGATAATTCGCTGCTTGAGGCCCGGAGGTAGCTCCTTGGGCTTGGGGGTGAGGTGTTTAGTCTCGTTTCCCACCTCAACCAGCCGATGCGCTTTCAGGTGTTCCCTGTGGGCGGAACGGCTGGTAATCATTTCGCCTGTCACCATGGACCGGTAGGGCTGTATGTCCCCCATGACCATGGCCGTTTTGTGTTCGGCGGCGCAGGCCTCGCCCACTTCCGTGGCGTTGCCCTTGTCGTCGTACACCCAGGTTCTACGCACTGGTGTTAGCCAGCCATTGAGTGCTGGTCACGCACTTGTAAATGGTCGTCTTGTAGGTCAGCTGCGAGAAAGCAGCATTACCCGTGCCCAGGCCCGTGCCAGCAACCGCAATTGCGGCGCCTGTGGGTGGATACACCTTGAGCGTGGAGCCGGAGTTGTTGAACACCCAGACCTCATCACCTACTTGACCCTTGAGAATTACGCCCTTGGTGCCGTCAGCGCCGGCAACAACCGACATGGAGGCGGTCAGGGGCGCGGCGTCAGTCTGGGCAGAACCCAGAGCCGTAACGGCGTTGTATTGACCACCAATGCCGGCAGCTGTGCCGGGTGCGAGGCCGACGCCTACGAGTTCACTTGCATAAGCCATGGAAAGCTCCTTCTAAGTTGCAAGCATGGCTTGCGGTTGAAAAACTAGGGTTTGACTTCTTGCGACACTTCGCGAGTTGCCGCCTGAGTGGCTGCGTTGTCCACTTTCGCCTTCGCGCTAATGTTGGCAACCTCGATTTTTGTTGCGGCCTCAAGTTCAGCCTTCCAGCGCATAAACTGCTGGTCAAACATGGCTTGCATCTGCGTTGCACGGCCTTCGGCCTCTAGGCGCTGCTGCTCTAACGCGCTCTCAAACTGCATGCGCTGCTGTTCTGCTGCCTGCTCAGCCTGAAGCCGCATTTGCTCCATCTGTTGATTGGCTTGGAGCGTCATTTGATCGGTCTGGGCCTTGGCCTGAATCTTGGCCTGCTCCAGTTGCTGTTGCGCCTGCACCTTCATCATTTCCGGATCTGGCGGCTTGGGCTGGCCTGCCTTGGCCTCAATCCCGGCCTTCACCTTGTCCATAGTCTCGTCAATCATTCCCTCGACGCCCTTGCCGACCTTGAACGCGGTAACCGCGAACTTCATCAGCTCAAGCACCATAGGTGCGACTTCCGGGGCGCCCTGGACGATGGGGAGGGCTTTCTCCAGATAGCCACCGATGGCAGTCAGCATCTCCATGCGGTCCTGCTTTTCCTGCGCCTCGTCCATCTGGACAAGGGAATCGGCGGCAATCTCGATGCGAAACGAGCGCATGGGGTTGTTTTTCAACATCTCCAATGCTTGCGGGACCATTTCCTTATCAACGTCGCTCAGCTGGTCGGCTGCGCTGATCTTGAGCAAGGTCTCAGGATCGAACTTGCCGCACATGATCTGCGCTTTGAGCTGTAGCACTTCGGTTGCGAACTGGGCAACCTCTTGCTTCATGCTGTTCAAGCGCATCGAGGCGTATTGCCCCTTTATCTGCTGGGCGGTGGCTGTCTCGCTGGCCTCTGACTGCCCTCGAACAATGTCCGCAAGGCCGGTAATGTCGTAAATCTGCTGCTTGACCTGCTCCATGGCCTGATAAGCAGCCAGCAAGGCCGCAGCGATAGGCGTCAGGTCCACCAGGTCAATCGCGCCCTTGAGGCCCTGCTTTTCAGCAAAGGCCGCGAAGTTTTTGATCGGAATGAGGGTGTTGTTCTCGCCCTCAGTGAACAGCCTTTGTAGTTCGTTGAACTCAGCGTTATAGACGCCGCGCACCTTAAGCGCGTTGATCAGGCCAGAAATCCGCTCAGCAAGGGTGTCCAGCTCGTTCGCCTGGTCCTGATACAGCGTGAAGTCCGGAACCGGAACAAGCGAATCGTTGGTCAGCGTTGCGAACAGAGGACGCGGGCATGGGAAGAACCCTTCCACACCCAGCGGATCGTCCTTTTCATCGACAAACTTGCCCAGCGACTTGGACAGCCACAGGGCCTTTTTCGTCTCTTTGTCCCAAATCTCGTAGATCAGGGCGCGGGCATACTGGTCGTTGGTGAGGGTTTCGCCCTTCTTCATGTCCTCAGGGCGCGAATCGAGGGGGATCTTCTTGCCCAACTCCTCGCCGAACCGCTCAATGCACGCATCACGGGTCATGTAGACCTTGCGCCAGACCCCCGTTACCTCTTCCCACGTCCGGGCCACGGTGTGCCCGAAATCGCGCCAGTGGACGTAATCGACCGGCGCGCACTCGTAATCAAGTTCTTCCTGCGGCTCGTCAATGTCCTCTGTAACGGTCAGGCCGTCCATGGGCTCACCCTGCTCTACCGCTCGAATGTGCGGCTCATACCGCGCCCAGGCTGTCCCACGTCCACCCAGAAAGCGGTCATAAACCGTAGCCTTGAGCGATTGCCGATAGTCCGGATAGTTCTGAATCTCGAACTCAAGCGCCCGCTCGATGATCAGTGAGGCCACCCGGCCTACTGGGTCGTTGTCCTTGAACCTGCGCGATACGTCAGGCTGTGGCAACCGCGCAAATGTGGCCGGCACCAGCGTCTGGACGTTCGACCACAAAATATTGAACTTAGCCAGCGAATCAGCCGTCTTGCGCTTTTCGTCACGGTAGCGCTCGACTATCTTCTGGCTGCGCCCCTCCCACTTCTTGAACTCGCGCTCATACGCAGAGACGTGACTAAGCCAGACCTGGACATCTGCCCCGGTCTGTTCTGTCTGTTCAGCCATTACTGGTAGAAGAACGTGACGTTGATCGTTGCGCCAATGGTGGCGTAGCAGCCTGACGCGCACGCAGCTGGGAAGCGATGAAAGCCTACAGCCGGCGTAATTGTCCCGCTCAGCGCTGTCCCCGATGCCCCTCCATCACGAATCACAATGGTCCCGGAGCTGGTGGAGTTGACATAAAAGCCCAGCAGCGCGCCGGGGCTCAGCGAAACGACGCCCGAGGCCGTCAAGTTCTTGGGCGCGCCACTTTCAACTACTGTCGTCATGTCAGATCCTTCCTGATTGTTTCTGGGCCGTTGCCCATAGTTCGTCCATGGTCACGGTGTTGTTTCCTACCGTGATGCCGCGTATTTCCTGTGGCATGTCTTGCTTTGGCGGCTGATAGAGCGTCATCACCTGGCAGCCATAAGCAAACCCATCTGATGGGTGTGACGCCCAGTTGTGCAGCGGCTCTTTGGAGAACACGCTGTTCTCGTCGCTCCACTCGTATTCCCAGGCCCGAAGGCCGTCTAAGCCGTCCTCGCACAGGTCCTTGTGAAACTCACATTTCTGGATCACCTCGCGGGCCGCGCTGATCTGGTCCAGCTTCTTGGACGGCGGGACAATGTCCACCACGCCGGCGCCGAAAGCCTTCAAAAACTTGTCAATGCTGGTGTGCTTGCTCTGAAACGTCCGAGCCTTGGCGTCCGTTGGGAGCCAAATCTTCCCCAGCCGGCCCAGACCTTCGAGGTTCTTCTGTATGCGCGGTATCCAGTCGTCAGCATCAAGCCCGGTATCGCCGTCATATTTCAACAGCCGATAACCACCTACCGCACGCTGCCAGTACCACCAAGAGGCCGTATCCCGAAACCCCAGGTCACTGGACACCTCGATTGGCGAACCCAGCGGGTCATATGCCACTCCGTTGTGAATCCTGCCCTCACGCTCTGCTGTACTCACCCAGCGCGCCAATATGGCGCCCTGCGATGAGCCATAACCACCGTTCCAAATATGCTCGGCTTTGTCGGGGTCAATCTTGAAGTCGTGCTCCATCTCCTTTCGGAGCACATTGGGGAACCATGGGTTGTCCCGCCAATTCACCATCACCGAGATGGCGTCTTCGGGCGGATTCTTTCGAAAGAATCTATCTACCGGGTCAGTCTTGTAGCGCGGGTTCCAACTAAACCACAACTCAGACCCTTCGCGCCTTAAGGTGGGACGAAGCAAATCAAGCGACGTTTGCGAGAAGGTCTGCGCCTCCTCCACCCACGCCACGTCATAGCCCTCAAGGGACTTGATGTTGTCCGCGTTGTAGCTCTGCATGCCGCGGAAGATGATTAGCGACCCGTGCGGCCCACGAATCTCCCGTTCGACCGGATCAAAATGATCCTGCAGCCCAAACTTGGCTATCTTGTCGGTAATCAGCTGCTGGACTGAGTCCTTGATAGATTCCTGGACTTCTCGGATACACACAACTCTGGTGAATGAAGTAAAACACCGCAGAACCAACTGCTCCGCGAAGAAATGCGACTTGGCACCGCCCCGACCCCCATAAGCTCCCTTGTAGCGCCTGGCCGTGAGGAGCGGCTTTAGCTTACGGGGGACCTCAAGTCTGAGGGTCAACGATCACCACCTCAACGCGGTGAAGCAATGCCCCGTCCGCGCCAGCGCCACCAATAGTCAGCGGCAGCGTCTTGCCAATCAGGGCAATGAATGCGGCAGGATGGCTTTCGGCCTTGCGTTTGAGGTATTCAATGCCTCCGGCGTCGTCCAGGGCGTGAAGGATCATTTCCTTCAATTCCTTGGTCACCTTGTTCACGGCGCCCTTGGGTTTGCCTGGATTACCTTTGCCGAATTTCGTCGTATTTTTCGGCTTGGTGGTTTGAGTAGTCATACCGCCTCGCTATGTGATTGATTACTAACTATTTCTGGCTTGCGAACTGCTCCGGCGTCATGGGTTGCTGGCCCATGGCTTTTGCCTCTTGGACGTGGAGCTGATATGCGCGACCACTGAGGGCCTGCTGTGCTTGGCCTGCTGCACCGCCCATCGGGGGCGGGGATTTGCTGCTCAGTGCCGCCGCCAGGGTTTGGGCGTAGTTCATAGGCGCCTTAAATGAAAAAAGCCCCGGGCCGACAATCAGCGCGGGGCGAAGTGCAACGTGTGCACACTATGGAGAAACTGTTATTCGGTCTGAAGCTCTTTGCTGACCTTGAGCGCGGCCGCCATTGCATGAGCATGCGAAGCCGCATCGCGCTCATCTATCGATTTCAGCAGAGCCTCAAACTCCTCGTCTAATGCGCCCCAGACGCCTCTGGCGCTCACCTCTGCAGCATGCTCACGCTGCGTAAGACCGAAGGCTACAAACTGGGCCTGATGAGCGGTAGGAAACTCCCCTATCACCTCAGAACCCTCTGTATCGCTCCAGCGAGTGGCGATGTACCTAAGTACCGGACGGACTGCATATTCCACCTTGGTCGGGGCGGCGCAAAAGTTTGCTTTTTGCATGATCTACTTTCTGACTCCGCAGAGTCGTGACATTGGCGAAGTTGCCAATTAGGGCGGGGTCAGCGTCCGCAATCGAGTAGCAGCCCTGTGCTCAGCGAGCGGGGCGCGGTAGTTACGGTGAAGACGTGACCCGGCATGCAAAAAGCCCCGACACATTGCTGCATCGAGGCTTGAAATTGGCTCGCTGCACTTGCACAGCGATGTGTTGTCAGGCTCTACCCTGCTTGTCGGTTAATGAGGCTCAGAAATTTTCCGCCTTTCGGCTTCGGCCTTCTGTATTACCTGACGGAACGGCCAAGCGTCCGACCAAATTACCAAAACGGCTGCTGAATGCCCTTGCAAGGTGAGCCACTTTATTGGCGGGGCTCGTTCCAACAATCAGCATGCGTTTTGACAAAACGGCGGATTACTGGCGGTGATGGCTCTCCCATCACATTCCTTCGCCGCGTTACAGGTGCAGTGTTACCGCTCCAATAATCCTGCGTTTTGTGCCTGCGTCTCGGCGACCTTGCCTACGCAAGTATCGTAAAGCTCTATGCCACAGGCGCGCTTAATAACGAGGAGATTAACACATATTTTTGAAATGTCAAAGCCTATTTACCAGCATTTGCCGTCCGTCGCGCAAAAGCAACATCAACCCGTCATTGCTCACCCCAAGCGCCCTCATAGGCCCACTTGGTGAGCAGCGAATCACATAGGCCCAGCGGATGGCGGCGCGGTTTCTTTCTGGCAGCCTAGATACAGCCTTTTCCATTTCCATAGCATCCAGACTGCGCACGACTGCCCTATGTTCTGGGGCGTGCCATTGCCAGGCCTTGGAGCGGTAGAGCTGAAACATGGGGCTAATCCACGATTGCCGGGCAGGCTTTACCCACCTTGCCCAGTTCTCCAGATCCGCATGGATTCCGGAATGCTTGGGCTCTACGTGGTGAAAATCAATCTTTGTTGCCATCAGCATGCTTATCCTTAGATTTTTTGCAGAAAGTCGCGGAGCTTGTTCTCGGCCTGCCTCAAAAGCTCATCTCGCATCTTTGGTGTCATGTAGCCGGTTCGGGCATAGGTCCGAGCCTTCTCCTTCTGGCGGGAGAAGTTCTTTGCCATCTGTACTATTTCCTCTTGTTGGGCGGGGGAGAGCATGGTTAAAGGGCGCAGAGCATAAGGAAGATGAGCCACCCCCAGCCGTCGTGCCCGTTTGCCGCGAGGTAGACGACACCACCAACACACGCCGCCATGAAAAGTCCTTTGCCTTGACTCATGATTTCCCCTTAAAGCTCGATTCGCTGGATGGTGGATTGCAAGATGTTGATCGACTGACGGAGCTGGCCATTGATGCTGTCCATGTTTCGCCCGAGAATCGTTGCCGCGACAGGGGCGAGGCCGCCCTTGAGTTCGCCGCTCGGTGATTGCGGCTCCGTGCGAGTCACCTTCTCGATGCTGCCCAGCAACTTACCGACGACCATTTCAAGCGCCTCAGCGGTGGACCGCAGTTTGTCCGTTTCGCGCTCAATCTCGGACTGCTGCTGAATCTGCCCGGCACAGGCGTTTTGAGCCTGCTTGGCGTAGTAGGCGTCTGAATTGCCCAGACTGGCGCCAGCAATGCGGCCTTGTGCTTGTTGCATTTGAATGTCCATCTTCACTTCTCCTTGTAGTTGCACCTGTAGCCCAGGCTGCGAAGCATCGGGTTATGCGTATTCAGGCTGTTTAGGCTCACTCAAAACAACCCCATTCAAATCACAAAAGGCCAGCGCATAGGTAATCAGGCTGGCACTGCGCTTCACACTCATGAGGGCCGTTGACTCGCGGATGTTCACGAACTCACCCTCAAGGCCCGGCACAATCTCAAAGTCCTCAGCCGTGGCTTTTGAGTGGGCGGATACAAGCAAGACCTTCCATTGGTCGGCGGTCCGAGGCTTTCCAGCCCACGGGAGCTTTGACTTGGCAAGGTCTGAGCAGATCGCGTGAAACTTGGCGTTCTGGTCGGCGTTGCGGGTCGGCTCCTGAAACGTCACCATCCAGCCATCAGGAGCGATATGGGCGTGAGCTGCTACCCCGTCTCGGGCTTGGCCGTGCACCAGAAAGAACACGCGCTTGCTCATGCCGGAACCTGGTCATGGAAGTAGCGCATGGGGAGCGGCTTTAGTTCCTCAGCCAATGCAAGGTCAGCGCGGCCCAATGGGTACGGCTGGCTATGGTCAATCACGGCTACCCTGACGATTTCACCCGCTGGAGCTGACTCAAGGGCCAGCACATCTCCAAGCCAGCAGTTGTATTTATGTCCTTGGCGGATCATTCCTGCCTCGCTTTCAGCTCTTTGGCCTTGGCCGTGTAAAGTTTTTTTACTTCTATCAACTCTTCCCGGGTCCATTTGTGGACTTCGTTGTTGGACTCCAGTGCTTCGACGCGATCCAGGCCAATGCGGGCAATGAGCCCAATCCTGTAGTCAACGGCACGGCCCGCACCGTGGCGATTGCAATACTTCCGCTGTCCGTGTGCGTTGTCTTCGTTAAATCGAAGATGTGGGGCTCCGCCGCGACTGCGGTAATGCCCACAGTCGAAACGCCCGCCAACATCTCCGCTACCAAGCGGCTTGTTGCAGCAGATACATGGTTTTTCCGCATCGCGTAGCCTTATGAAAAGATTGAAAGCCGTCTGCGCTTCTTCGATCAGATCCGGAATGGTCTTTTGCTTCTCGCGCTTGACCCTGTCCAGCATCTTTTCCACCCGTGCCGCCGCACGCCACGCTGCAGCCTGTTTGCGCTCCTTTTTGACGCGCTCAGCAGCCAGCCAAGGCTCAATGCAATCGTCATGGATGACGTGGCGCGCCTTGTCCTCTGGCATGCGCTCACGGCAGTGCTTGCATTTGTTGGGCTTGGTGGAGCGGATCACGCGACCTCCGACTCGTGAAGCGCGGCGGTCAGCTCTGGGTTGAAATCGCAGTTGTAATCCCCGGTCAATTCCAGCGCCTTGAGAATCTGGCGCTCCGACATATCAGCACCAGCCCGGCGCTCGTCCAGTATTTCCTGTGCTTGCTTGTAGGTCATGCGGCCTCCTTACGATCGGCGGCCAGCCATTTATCCCAGTCCGACTTTTTCCAAAGATTCCAGTATCGAAAGTCGTTCACCATCTCGTTATGGCTTGGCAACGCCCTCAATATCTTTTCATAGCCACTGGCATAGATGTATGCGATGCGAACTTGCGTAACAGTATTTATGCGAAACAGGGCGGCGATACAAATTAAGCCGATAGCAGACAAAGTTGCGGCCATGATTAGTAAGACTTCAGCACTCATGCTGGAACTCCAATCTTTGCAAGCTCTCCGCGTGCGTATTCGATGTTTGCCTTACGCCATCCAGGCGCAAAAGGCCTCTCCCCCATCTCACCGTCCATCCAGCGATCACCGCAGCCAGCGCATGTAAGCGTGGAGCCGTACCACTCCTGAAATTGGAAAAGCATCCGGCGTGGCCGTTCGCATGTCGGGCAGTTGACTACGCTGCACCCAACGTCGGAATATCTGACGTAATTGATGTGGATATAGGGTTCGCTCATGCCGTCGCTCCTTGCTTGATTCGAGCAATGCGCTCAAGGGTTTCTGGAGATGGGGGCGCGGCGTTCTTGCTGTCCTGCTCTCGGCGGATTAGCTCGGGGTCGCGCTCTTGCTTGCTGGGGACGGTGGTCACAGCTCCAGCGGAAACTATTGCCACCAAGTCATTCCATCGCTCACCGTTAAGCCAAGTGGCAGGCATGGGGATGTACTGCCCTCCGTCCTTAACCCACTTTTCAGAAACCTTCTGTTTGGCAATGGCGGAAAGCAACACCTCAAGCGGGGCCTTCACCTTTGCAAATGCCTTCATGGCATTAGGCTTTGCGTCTTTTCTTGGGTATGCGCTCCAGAATTCATCAAACCCAGCCGGGGCCCCCTTGGGGGTTTTATTTGAAGAAGAAGAGGAAGATGCAGAAGAAGAAGAAGGGGTTGGCTTAAGGTTGGGCTTATGGTTAACCTTGTCGTCAACCTTCTTTAAACCTTTAAGCGCTGGGTTTCCACCCAAAATACCGCCTGCAGCCCGCGCCGCTCTTACCTTTTCGTCAGAAATCATGCGGCGTGAAAAGATGCACCCGGAGTCATCACGGGAGAACACGCCAGCACCTTCAAGCTCCACCAGCCAACCCTCGACTTCAACTAAGGTTGCACCAGAAATGCGGGCAAGGTTGAGTGGAAGGATGGGCGCATGGTTAACCATCAGGAAACCATAGTTAGTGCCTTGGTGCATGAGGCAGAGCATTTCAATCCACAGGCCCCGGGCCCCGATGCTGCACAGGCGCAGACCGGCATCATTGAGCCAGTCGCCAGGATAGAACTGAAAGGACGGGCGTTTCATTAGTCGGCCACCACCTTGTAAGACATGACGTGCTTGCCGTTGGGCAACTCGACCCGCTGTTTCAGAACCGTGTGGCCGGCGCGTGCGAACTCGCCACAGCGCTGCGAGAGGCTCAAGCACCCTGCGCCAGTCAAAGCGTCAAGCGGCGTGATGTAGCCTGTTTTGAGCAGCGCCAGGAGCTTTTGCTGCATGGTTTGTTTCTGGTCACAGGCGTTCATGGCTGAGCCTTTCCGGGTTTGTAATGGCTTCGTGAAACGCCTTCACGGCGTCTTCCAAGTCACTGCGCGACTCATGCCAGACCTTGCCATTCTTGTGAACGACGTAATCAGAGCGCGGACCGCCAACACGGATGACTGTGCGAACATCAAGAAGTACCGTGCCGACCTCCCCCGCAAAAGAGCAGAGATTCGCTACAAAGGATTTCCCGTAATAGTTGTCTGCGCTCATGGCTTGGCCCCCTCTGGTGTTTCAGGAGCGGCGGCAACCATGGCTTGATAGAGGCAGTACATTTCCGCCTCGGGCGTGTCCTTGGGGTCCCAATCCTGGCAATTCAGCGCGGCTTGGCACATTTCCTCCGTCGGCTCAATCGGCACAAGCTTCCAGCCTTGCGGTGCTTGTGGTTGGGTGGCGAGAGCGGCTTGCCAGATTTCCCAAGCGTGATCCCTGACGGCGCTTGCAATTGCCTCGGTGGAATAGTTCCTTCCATGAAAGTATTCCGAGTGCCACACTTCAAACTCTTTTCGCATCTGTTCACTCATATCAACCTTTCAGCAGCCCAAGCCGCGAGATGGAATACGCAATGCAGCCTCAGCAGATTCACCGCGTGCGGGAGGGGTGTACTTAGGTACATACGAGTTAGACGGCTGGGAGGCGTTGCAGATCGTGCGGCTTGGGGTGAGCTTTGGATTGCGGGCCTTGCGCTCGGCTAAGTACTCTTGGGCCAGCTTTTCGCGGGCTTGCTGGGAGAGGCTTGATGTCATGCCACCTCTCCCCGTGAATTGATGGTCACAGGCCCAGTAACAGGCTTTGCGCGTGGGAGGGTCTTGCGGGCCTTTACTACGAAGTCTTCGTTGCCTTCGCCGCCAGGTAGTGGGCGCAGATGTTGTTCCTGTATGTGGCGATATGCCAAGCCTTTGCGCGCCCCGATAATTGGTGTTGCAATATTCAGGCTCCATCGGCGGTCGCCAACCCAACCATCGACCTCGCCGAGAAATTCGCCAACCACAACAATGCGGTTGTTGTTTAGTGGGCTTGCGCAACCCGTCGTGATCGCCAAACATCCGGGCTTAATCTGGTTCATCTCTCTTCTCCTTTGGTAGATGGTGGTTAGGCTTCAGCCCGCAGCAGTTGCATCTCTTCGACCACCGTTAACTTCGCCTGCGCGTTGTGCCACTGCGTAATTGCCGTGTTCCCACACACCCACTCAAAACTGCGCACAGCCCATCCAGGCAGATCGCGCTGGCGCTTTCCGTCCTTCAGGTAGCAAGTGACATGGGGGGCGTACAAACCAGCCTCCTCTGCCAACCGCTGCTGCGTCATGGTGGTGGCGCGGCGCAAGTCCCAGCACAGCCTTACGGCCTCTCTGTAGGTCTTGCATTGCGCTATGGTTTGAGGAGGTACGACGCTGGGGGCGTCGAGGCGGCAAAGTAGCCGTAGTGGAAGCTGTTCCATGAGTGCCTTCATAGAAAAATACGATGGAATTACCTGTTGAATGACCAGTTGAACCGGCCGAAAAATAAAGGCATGACGAATCCCAAAAATCAAGCCTTTCTGATGTGCCCGACCAGCCGCGCCACCCATTTGGGAGGCACCCCGCTTGAAAGCGGCGAAGCTGGGGGACACATCAGAAAAACGTGGGTGAGCGCAATAGATGCCGCCCTGC